AGTCGTTCACTTTCTTTTTGTATAGCTTTGATAGCTGACTCAGTATCAATCGCAGGTATAAAGATAGACGAGCCTGGTAAAAACGTAGGCCAATCAATTTGATAATTTACGCCGTTAGTGAACACTTCGTGGTATATCCAATGGTAAGTCGTTAGTCTTAAGTCCTTCAAAACTAGAGTTATCAATCCATATGCATCGAACACCTGAGCCGCTAATATCTAATCCTTTTTGTAACACTTTAGAATCTCCTGATTTATACTTCAAAACCTTATTATCTTTCAGCTTTTTAATAAAATCCTCGTAATCTACGTTACCAAGATCCTTTAAGTATGAGCGCATTATACCTACAGGAATGTATATTGTGTTAGTATCTGGTTCAATTCTTACACGTAATTCATTGATTGGCTTCAATAAAGGGGCTTCTTGTAACCCTGTTCGTGAGTCTATGACACTATTAATAACTAAAGTGTTCTTTAAATTTTCATGTAAGAAGGTAGTTAGGGTTTCCATAGCATCAAAGTCACGGGCTTTAAGTTCTATTCTAGATTTATCTAACTCTAGTTTAATAACCTGTTTAACAGGTTCTAGGTTTATATTATGAATACCTAATTGTTTAGCAATCTGAGCGCCTAAAAATACTGCAGCTAATGTAGCAGAATACTTGCGATCTTCCCCTGCTATGTTCCATGCCTTATCTATCTTCTCTTGAGTTTGTTTTAAAGCTAATTTTACAGATTCAAGATTTGATATAATCCATTGGGCATATATTTCTCCTGCATGTCCATAGTTATCAAATAGTCTACCAAAGTAATCATCAGCTTCTTTCTTTGTTAAGCTGGTATCTTTATCAATACGTAATTGTAAGAAGCGAGCCATCTCACCTGAAGCTTTAGCATTTGATGAGAACATAACTGTTCTAAAGTCTGTATTAGAAGATACAACGCAAATAAGATTAAATACGGTATCGTTTTGTCTTTCCTTATTTGTGCCGCCACTACCCATACGATTTCTACCACGACCTGTTGACATGAATTTTAAGAACTCATGTAATTGGTCAGGTGTTACTTTAGTAAACTCATCAACTGCTGCAGGCAAATTATTCATGTAGCCCATACGATTAATAACTGAGTTACCTGTATCACCCCATACTTGAATAAGTTTAGCTGATAGATCAGGATTACCATATACGCTAGTCATAGCTTGTAAGACTGTAGATTTACCTTGTCCTGACTCAGGGTTATATAAATTAATTACTGCTGACTTTTCTTTAGATTTAAAAAAGGGCATAAGTAAAGAACCAAAGGCACAAAAGAAACCAAACGCACGTAACTCCATACCAGGTCTTTCATAGACTGATATAGCTTTCTTCCATTCTTCGTAAGTCCCTTTCTTTTGTAAGGCTGGGTTTACATCGTTTAAATCTTCAGACACAGGAACATACTTAGTACCAAAAGCACTAATCTCACGATTACCTATCACAACTTTATTATATAAAACATTCCAACCATATTGTTTATACATGGGTGTAGATGGTTTTTGCTTTTGATCAGCATCTACTACAGCTATGATGTAATCAATAACGTTATCTAACTTCTTACCGTTTCTAACAATACCTTTAGCTACTAAAATCTTTCTAGCTTCCTCACGTGATAAGAGTTGTGTTAAAGGTGCTATAAACTCTTGGACACCTTCGTGAGGTAAATGTAATTTAAACCATGCACAGAAACCAATAGCGTGATCATTTAGTATTTCGACAAGATAGAAGTCATAGTCATAAACCATAATAGCTTCTTCATCTTCATCAGCTACCGTTTTATATACACCGCCATTCTTTCCTCTAAAATATGGGAAAGGGTAGTCAGGGATTTGATATGTAACTACTTCACCTAGTTCTTCTGACTTAGCTTGAATAACATTATCTGCACCTTTAGAACGTAAAATAACTCTACCTAATTCTATTGGAGAAGTAATCTTACCTTTATGTTTACATCCGTCACAACCTTCAGGACGTAAGCCTTCAAATTGCCTGCATGTATGCCAATGTGGAATAGCGCTAGCTTTAGCTTCTGTTCTAGCGTAGTCATAATCAGGATGATGTTTAGATATGTTGTGAATAGCGGCTTCTGAATCTTCACAAAAAACTGCGATAGATAAACCTGATCTCCATAATGGTTCTTCTATACTTGCTTGCTTGGTAATAATATGCGTAAGTTGAGGACAACCATCACCCTTGCGGCAACGTTCTATAATCTTCATAAATTTAGATGAGTTGTTTCCTAGTATAGCTTTTGTAGCTTCATCTAAAGGACGTTTAAATTTAGGCTTATCTGTTAGATGTATAGGGATAAGACTTGCTAACTCATCAAACGGAGTAGGAGTGCCAACATTAAGCACTATGACATCTTCAGGTTTAGATATATCTTTATAATTTTTTGTGCCTGGAACTCGTAGAATACGAGCCATGTCCGCAGTGCAAGCACCATCAGCTTTGAGTCCATGTTTAGCACATAGAAACTTTAAGCCTTCAGCAACGGGTTGCCATATAGCTTTATCAACAGGTTCAGTAAAAGACCAATAACAATGGATACCTCTACCTGAGTCTACAATAGTAGGTGCGGGCAGTTGCGTTGTATCTGTGAATGAACGTAACGCTACAAGTGCTGCGTCTTTAGTTTCATAGTCTTTCCATTTACGTTTCTTTGTATCGAAACCACAGTCTATATCTAACCATAGAATACGTTGTTCTTTTGCATTTATTTTCTTTCGTTCAGTGGGTTCAACATAAGTTGAACATGCAAAGTAAACGTCTTGCTTATCGCTTAGTAATTTATTTACTACTTCAATTGCTTCATCTATGGAATTTATAAACTTAGGAACTACTACATTTTGTTGGTCTTTACCAAGGACACAATAATATCCTTGATCAGGCCATACTTGTTGTAAAAATTCTTTTGTTTGCATTTTTCTCTCAAAATGTTGTGCTGCTTAAAATAGGTGGGCTACTTGCGGTTTATAAATTAACTACCATCTAGCAATATATAAATAAAGGTGCTTTCGCCCATTGTGCTACTTAGTAAGATTAACGATCAATTCCTTAATCTTTTGGTCAAGTTTTCTTGATGGCTTTGCTTTACCCGAAAACCAATCATACACCGTTTGACGTGAAACGTTAAGCGCTTTCGCTACTTGACTAGCAGGGTGTTTTAGTGATATGCAGACCGCACCTAAAAGTGTCCCTGTAGTTTCTTTAGCTTTAGCGTTTGCTTCGATAACTACTTGGGAGTAACCACGCATGATTACGCCCAATCTGATACTAGATCATCTAAACTAACATCACCTTGATCTGCTTTAGGTGCTGCTGGTTTTGGTGCTGGTGGAGGTGTAGGTTTCTCCGCTGCACGAACTGTTGGTTCAGGAATATCGTCTATTACTTTTAGTACTTCAGGACGTTGAATAGGTTGTTGTTTCTTTTGTTCAAACTCTTCACCATCTTCATCTTTGTTAACGTTTACTGATAAAGTAATTGCACGTTTAGCTTCTTCTGAAGTTGACTTCGTGGCACATACTGCATACTCGTCATCATTAAGAATACGAATAGCTTTGAAACCAATCTTAGTGCTTGATGAGTCTTCATCAAAAGATACGCGTGATACAACAGACATTAAATTCTGACCATTAGCACGAACGTAATCTGTATATTCGTGTAGTGGTTTACAATCTTTTGTACCATTACCAAATATTGATTGTGCAGGTAAAGTCATTTGATATACATCACCATTCATATCATCAGCACGAACTACAGCAACACGTCTACTAAAACGACATGCTTTAGTTCCGTTAGCGCCTGAGCCTTTAATATTTTGTGGGCATGATAAACAATTTTCTGCTTGCTTTTCTACAACAGCTTCATCAGGTTTTTGACTATCAGATGTCCAACATGTTGGTGGTGGCATCTTTTCACCAGGCACATATGCTTTAGAGAAATACATTCTATGCACGTGTGGTGATGCATTAACAATAACTACATCGAGTGCATCTTGATTTGACTTCTCAACTTCTTTGCCATTAACCATTAATCTAAATTTACCGCCACGAATAGATATACGTTTAGCAGTTGTTGAACTACCTGTTATATTTGCAGTAAAGCCATCATCTCTACGAGTATGTGTTGCTACTGCGGTGCTACCAAATACGTCTAATTCTGTACTCATACTTCCTCCTTAGTTCTACTTTTAGTTATTCTTACTGTGTATTCACTTGTTGCTTGTAAACCTGGTGGTGCTTTGTCAGGGTTTTGTTCTAAAAACTCTTTAACTGTCGATTGAACTAATCTCTTTTCAAAGAACTCAGGCATATCATTTTCTTTTATAAACTTGTACATTTCAGGCCAATCGCTTGTCCAATATCTTGTACGTAAAGTTCTTGATAACGTTCCAACTTTAGTTTTCAAACTAGTTACATTAAGTGTTCTGCATGCTTCATTTAAAGCTAAATCAACTTTGTCTTTCTGAGTTTTAATTTCAGTGATTTGATTTTCTAATTCATCAATCTTATCTCTCATATTGACAGAAGCTTGCATCATCTTTTCTATCTTATTGTCATCTAATTCCATATTCTCTCCTTTCAAACATTAAGGATATTAGTATATCACAACTATTTACTTTGTCAACTTATTTCTTTGTCAATTAAATGACCATAAGTAAGTAGTACCCAATACGCAAATTGTAATAACTCTTTAGGTGATGCACTATTTTTCATACTATTAGCTTTACTACTTATTACTTGTATATTTCCTTTTTCATACCCTTTTAAATTATCAATTCTGTCCAATGAAGGAGAGTTTGGATAGGCGCCTTTTTTACCATCAGCATTAAACCTTTTTTCTATTGGAATTCCTAATACAGGACATACGGCAGGTATATGTATATCTTCTTCAATTATTGTGCAAGGAACCCCTTTTTTTATTGATCTATGTTTAGCACTTAATAACAATATTTTTTGTGGGTTTTTTTGGCTATACTCATATCCATAGGCTCTTATTTTTGCTCTATTCTTTTCACGCCATTCTTTTTTATAATCTTTCATATTAAACATCATTAAACTCCTTAGCTATATAATTGCTTGTTATACATAGGTTTTAATTTTCTAATATAATCTGCTTCAACCTGACCACAATTTTCAGTAGGAATAAAATAAACTTTATCAAATATTTTATTTTGTAGATGTTGAGCAAGTCTAGAACCAAGATTACCTGTTTGACCTACGTATACTATATCCTTATCTTGACAGAGAAAATAAACTCCTGGCGGATATCCTGCGGGAACTTGAATTAAATCAGATTCGTTTTTAATTTCTTCGGGCGGCTCGGTAATAATATTTTTAGCGACGGGTGTATGCTTAAGTCTTACATAATTTATAGGAAGTGTTTTACCTTCATGTTTATATAAATTATTGCGCATCCAAGCAGTGACTTCTTTAAAATTAAAAGCTTGCGTTTCCGCACCATAACTATAATGAGGCATCCAATTATGCTCAGCATAATACTTAATATCTTCTAATGTCATTAACCCTCTTAATTTTTTAGCTAAATCTTCTGCAGTTATTAATGAATTAAATAATTCAATTTCTTGATTTGCTTTAGCAATATCCGTTTCTTCTTTAAGGTCCATTGACCAATCGTGCCAACCTTTTTTTAACTGAGCGGTTATAACATCTACTTTATATGTATTTGTATATGCAATTATATTACCCTTGTAATGATGTCTATTTAAAATTAACGATTGTATATCTTTTCGCAAATAAAATAATTTAGTATTATATTTACTAAGAACTCGATCAACAACGTTCTCAAAAGCTTGGGTATGCACTGGAACTTTTAAGTTGTTTAATTTAATATATCTAATGATTGTTTTAGTTGCTAACTCTCCACATGAAGGAATATTTTTTATATAAAAACCTTCTTTAAGATTATTAATACCTTTAGCTTTTTTTATCCAAAAGGATAATGGGATAGCAAACCATCTTTTTTCTTCGCCATCATCTGTATATTTCTCTCCCCAATATATCTTCATTCTGTTTCAAACTCCTCTTTGTAAAGGTCAACTAATTTAACATGGTTATCAATTTTTCCCTGCAACATTTTGTAAATTTTTTGTTCAACGGGGGAGCCTTGTAAATGGACTACGGTCATCTTGTTTTTTTGTCCCGCCCTATCAACACGAGCGCAACATTGTATATAGGTTTCAACAGACATCACGGGTGACCAAAACACAACTACGTTAGCTGCGTGGAGGGTAACTCCATGTGATGCAGCTTGAGGTTGGATTACCAATACTTGTGGGTCTTTTCTTTCTTGAAAATTCTTGAAAATTTCTGAACGATTATTCATAGA